TCGACTTGTAATCATACCAAGCCAACTTGTGCCGCCAGGGTAACAATGAAGATTAACCCATCCAGTTGCTACTTTATCACGTTCATAAAAGTTAAGTAAGTCTTCATCATTCGTATAGTCAATTTTATCAGTTCCAAGCATGGCGGCGCAACCAACATAGTCTTTATTTTCAGCTTTTCTCGCATACTTACAATACAGACACTTTACCATTTCATAGTCCATTTTCTTTACTCCTTTCAAATTTTTCTATAATAATTATAACAAAAAATTTATTAAAAGTCAAGAAAAAGAGGGCGAAAATTTCGCCCTCAATAATTTATTTAATTTGCCAAGTCATCATTTCATCATAAAGCTCATGTGCAAAGGAATTTCCTCCTATTGAGCTATAGGCCTGATATAAAGAGCACAGGTCATTCTTTGTATTTAAATCAAGTGTCTTATCATCACAATGCTCAAAATAAATCTGAGTAATAGAGTGTCTTATCTCAGACTTATTTATCTCACGAATTTCACGACGATAGTCTTCAATCCTATTGTCCATATCCTCAATTTTACCTTCTACGCACTCAAACTTCTGAGTTAACTCACTCTTCAATGTCTCAAAAGACTCCTTCATCTCTGTTCCAAATTCTGTAAATGCTTCTATGGCCGCATCGCTCTTTTGTTTCTCTGCGTCAATTTCTTGTTTAAGCTTTTCGTCGGTTTCATCAGGCTCTTTCTTAGCCTTAATAATGTCAACTATAACCTTACCAATAACAGTAATAACAGAACCAAGTCCTGCGGCAATGGCTGCGATAATTACTTCGTTCATCTTTTCACCCCCGATTTAATAAATCATTGTGATACTTGTCAACCACTTTATATTTAGGGTTGGTAAATAAAGACTCAAAAGTAAGATTTTCATAATCCCAATATGGTACTCTTATTAACGGTATCTTTTTCTTTAAGCAATAAGCGTTTTTACGTCTATCCCACTCCTAAGTCTGTTTAAACTCCATAATAGTTCTCTAAAAATAGGGAACTCGGTGGAAGTGCTATTCTCCGTCATATTCAATACAACAAACTATTTTCCTATTTTTATAAACCACAAAATCGAACCTAAGTAAATTACCTTTTAAACTTTTTAAATCTGGAAAACTGACTTCTTTCTAATAAGTAAGATGATGAGCTTTTAAAAGCTTTTCAATCTTATCTTCGCCCCTTGACAATTACATATCCCCTCTACGCTTAGGTGGTGTCTTAGGCTTTGGTGGTTTTGGTGGAAAATAAGGAGAATAAGGAACTTCTTCCTTTTCAATGTGGAAAGTCGCAATATGATAAAGTCTACATCCTTCTTCATCAACTGGAATACCAAATGGGAAGCGTCTGCTTAGCTCAGCAATTGATTCTTCAAATGACTTCTTGTTCCAATCATACATATCGCAATTGAGTAAAGCTGAGAAATGAGTAGTATTAATTATATCCTTCTTTGGCGGCGGCAATGGTGTGGGGGCATTAACAATCATTTCTCTCCAATCAATTAAACCAACTTGGATTTCATTAAGAGAATTTTCTGAAAGCTAATACTTAACTCCATAGAACGCTTCTTCACAGCTCTTTAACTCATAAAGTTCAGTGGTCTTATCATATCCCAATTTAATAAGTATATAGTGATTAGCTTCAAGATAAACAATATTAACATAATTAATACCATTAAATTTGGCAAGGAATAAATGTCCTTTTGTATCACTATTGTCAAACTCAACTTCCTTTGGTAAATACTTATCTTCATTAATAAATGGGAAACCAATGAACTCAGGAATTATGATGTACTTATCTGTTAACTCATAGTCAGCCTATGGCGCGCCAAGACTATTCTAAATCAAAGTAACTGTTTTAAGATAGTCCTTCTTAAAGCTACACATTTCAAAGTGACGACAAGTAAAACAGCGAGGCTGTACCTGTGTGTGCTTTGGAGGCAACTGATGTGGAAGTGGCGCAAGTACGGGTGGCTTTGGATGTAACTGTAATGGAGGTGTCTTAGGGAATATGGGCTCCTATGCTCCAGGTGGACTTGGTACTGGACCAAACTAAGGCGTGATGATTGGGTCAGGCTTGTATGGCGGCACAGAGTCTGGAGTTTTTACAGGAGTTTCAATATCCTCTGGATAGAAGTATCCTGCTCCATTGTATTCGTACTCATACATTTTTTTCACCTCACTGTATAAAAAATAGGGGAAGGCATTCTTCCCCTCTTAATATAATGTAGTTTTAATCCTGTTTCTATCTAAGTTTTTAGTCAGTGAACTGTGAATACTGGCAATCCTCTGGATTCTTATCATCACGCCATGTTTCAATCCTTCCGTGACGAATTGAATAGTTGCCATCAATGTGCTCAATCTGCATTGCATTAACCTGAACAACCTTATTTATATATTTCTCAGGAGCCTTGATAATATCTCTCTTAAACTCATCAGTAATATTACTGAGCCATGCAACGTGGAAGGGCTTACCATCTCTCATTACTGAAAGAGAAATTGAACTTGCCCAACCAAAGAAATAAGGCTTCTTTACAGGCTCAACAGGGACACCATTTCTATATGCTTCAATCTGACAAGTATCAAATTTTTCACCAGTCTTATAGTTTTCCCAGTAAGGCCATGTCTCCATTGAGTTACCATCATAAAGTCTATTGGCAGGCTTATAGTCACCATCAACAAAACAGTCAATTGGCTCTGCAAGTTCTTTCTTCATTTTAAGAGTCATCCAAGCCGTTCTTTTACCGCAAAGGTAATGACAGTCTTCTCTTGTAATAACGATACCTTCGCCGCCGGCGCTAATAACTGAACTCCAAAGGTCAAGAAGAGCCTGACCTCTTACATACTGAGCAAGGTCTACATATTCAAGATTCTGAAGTGAAGGCTGAGTTAAGTAAGAAATTCTATCTGCAAATCCTGTTTCAATCATTGACTTACCATTCCATGCGACTACATCAAAAATGTAGTAGTGGAGATATTCACCTTTCTTCTGTCTATCAAGACACTTATCCTTTAAGCAGTTGAGAACAGAAGTAATCTTACGACTACCTTCATTATTAGGGAAATAAATTTCGCCAATAAAAACAGTGCCATTAGGTACGGCGGCAAGATTTTCACAGATTTGAGGTATCCATTCAGCCTTATCAGTGAAACCACCGTTAACGCTTTCTTTTCTACTTCTTAAATGGAACTTACCATCCATATCTTTAATAAGCATATTCCATGCTCCATCCATCTTACGGCTACCAAGATACTTTTCAGAAAGACAAAGCTCTCTTGCTTTTTCCGCTTTATTGCCCTTAAAAGCAGAAGTAAAACTGTAATAGTTCTGGGCATCCATATTAGTAAAATCAAACCCATCTATAATAATTGTTTCCATAATACTCATTTTAATAATTCCTCCTTAATAATTTCTTCTTTTGATAATTTATTGTTTTTGTTTAAAATAATTAAAGGATAATTATGTTTTAAACAATATTCTTGTTTTAACTTATCATATTTTTGTCTCTTTAGAAAAGCTTCTTCTCCACCATAATAAGGAACACTCTAATAGTGCTATTCACCCTAATATTCTATTAAATATTTTAATTCATTGTTGCTGAAAATTGCAAAATCGAAAAATAATAAACGTTTTTCCCCTTTTAAATCAGGAAAAGAAAATTCTTTTTTAAAAGAAATATTATTATCAATAAGAATCTAAGTTATCTATAATTCAAAAGATGATTTTAAACATCCACATGATTTAATGCTACCTTCTTTTAAATGAGACCCTTTTATTGATTTAATATTTCCGCAAAGTAAACATTTACATTTCCAATATGTCTATTTTAGAAGAGAAGATTTTTCTTCATCATAATTTAAAACTGTTAAATAATTAAAAGTTTGACCACTTATATCAATACGTTTCTTATGTCTTGTTTCTTTTGAGAGACATCCTCAAGATTTAGTTTTTCCGTTTCTTAGCTCTACTCCGCAAATACTACACATATTTTTACATTCACATTCACATATCCAATATACGCCTCTTGGACTTTTTATGCTATCATCTCTTTTAAGAACTTTTAATCGACCAAAAGTTTTTCCTGTTAAATCTATCATAGTACCTCTTTTCTATTAATAGTATATCATAATTTTTTAATTAAGTCAATTACTATCTTCTACAAAAGTTTCTACAAAAATTGTAGCCTCTTGCATGAGTTCATCGAGCCCTCTACTATTATCAATTACCACATCATATTGATAGTTCTCAACATTATCATCAGCATGATTTCCAAGCAAAACGACTTCTCCACGTTGAACAAGAACTGTTAACGCATTATAATCTTCAACGAACCTTTCAATTTCTTCAGGCTCGCGGCAGTCAACAAAAACAATATCGACTTCCTTTTCCATTAATTCAAGCGAAGCCTTACAAGCTTGATATGGAATATCTTTCCATCGAGTTAATGCGTCTTTCAAATCAGAAAGAAATCGCCTATCTGCTGTAGTCTTGCCTCCATCCCAACCAAGGTCTCGTGCTATATCTTTAACATAGGTAATAGTTGATAAAATTTCAACCTTTAATCCTCTTGAATCTGCTATTTTCTATACGAGTGTTTCAAAAGTGGTTTTACCACTCGCGCCTCCACCATTAACTACTACAACCTTCATTATTTCTCCTCCCATGAAGCTTCCGCTATTATTTGAGCCAATTGTTCTTGTGTTACGATATTGATAGGCTAAGGAAAGTTTCTACTTTCTATATAAGCACCAAGATTTGTTTTAACGAAATTAATATCACCATCAATTACATAAAGTAAGATACAGCCTTCTTTTGATTTAACCAATGCTTCATCATATAAAGCAAAATCTTTTTCAGTGCCAGATAGATGAATTGGAATAATTGGAACTGACTTGTCACATTTTTCATAAATTTCTTGTAAATCAAATTGAAATTGTACTGGTAAAATTGTCTTTTTCTCAATATCCATTCCGACAGGATAGTTGTAAAATACTACCCAAGAAAGATTCTTCATATAAAGACTATCATTATATAAAAAATGCTCATTGGTTAAATAAAAATCTTGAATGGTTGAAAGGTCAATAGGACTGAATCTGGCAATTGGATGAAATATGTCATTAAAATCCTTAGATAATTCTTCTTCATTTTCTACATTCATAATAGGATTAAATCCAGTTATAAGAACTTTGTTCCGAATCTTTTTGGCTCTACGTTTTCCGATTATTGGATAGTCCTTAAAAAATTCTTTCTCTTCGGCGTTTAGATTACCGAGGATTTTAATATCAATTGTTTTTCCAAGTGCTGATACAGCATTTGAACATACACGTAATGCTAAAAATGAAAAAATATCATTTTTATAATTTAAAATAAATGTATATTTCTTTTTAATTTTAGCATCATACTTACTGAGAAAATCTGACATTACTTTTATAAGAACTATATCGGCGTTCTTATCTTGCTAATCTTGAGAAGGTTTTTCATCAGTACAATAATCATTAATTAAAATGTTTAAATAATTAATAACACGCAAGTAATGTAATTGTGCTTGTGCGGTCATCTTATTCACGCTCCTTTTTATTTGATATTTTTATTATATCATAAAAAATTTGAAAAGTCAAGAGTTAAATTTTAAAATTTTTGACTTGACTTTGAAGAGAAAGAATGTTATAATATTATTTAGGAGATGAGAATATGAATTGTACATATAAATTAAATAAAAACTTAATGTCAAGAAATGCAACAAGTCTTGTATATTCTTTAAATGAATTAAAGACTTCTGTATTTTTATATAAGGAATATGAGAGAAGAATTAATGGTAGGTCTATAATAGGAGTTCTATCAGCAAGATTCTTACAGGGGGACACAATTAAAATATTAATTGACAATCCTGAGGAAATGAGTAGAGTAAAGGAGATATTTAATGAATATGGAACAGAAGTTCTATAA